TAAACTAAATTTTACATGTATATAGCTATGTTCTGATATTTGTATCCAAATCTGTTCTGACCCGCCTTAAAAATAATTAAAGTTTTATTTGACATGTCTGAAATAGTCGCGTAATGTCTTATGTAGCTTTACTAATTTATTAACCACACGGAGTAACAAGATGAACGAAACTAAGAAAACAAAAGTTGTAATCGACGCATACTACAATGGCATTAATGGATGGACTTATAGCTACACCTACCCTGACATGGAAACTGCAACAGGGGTAAGAGAGACCAAAGACATTTATGACCTAGATGATGAACAGGAATTTGAGGGCATGACAGGGGCATACATTTATATCCCGAGACACACAGGAGAATTATCAACCCCACCTCAATATCTAAAAGAAGTCGGACTCGCATGTGAGTCTTCAAATGAGGAGGTAGCGTAATGAATATGACAGATGAACTTGACGAAATAATGGGGTGGACTTCCACCTCATATGAGGGAGAAAAGGCATGGGAGATAGTAGGCGGACGCATGTCAGGCACTGATTACAAACTTGCATTATTAAGACTACAAGGAGATTCAAATGAACCCAATGAGAGATATTAATAAATCAGGGGGGGATTGCCCCAACCTCACTTGGTCGGGCAGACCATCGGAAACTACACCAAAAACAAAATGTGGCTCGACAGGGTGGTATGGGCAACCCGTTGTATGTCGAGCGTGTGAGGCAGAATATGAGGTTGTCCATGGACATCGCCCATATTACGCCGAAGATGACTACGATGACGGACTACTTTAACTACAAGGAGAAACAAAATGATTAGAATGACATGGAAACAGTTTGAAGATAAGTATCAGTTTGAAACAGATGAGAACGGGTCTGACTTGGTCGAGATAGATTCAGACCGAGTGAAAGAGATTGAGGCAAAACACGGAGACAATGCTTGGCGATATATTTGGACATGGTGTAGCGAGGGCAGTGATGAATACTTTGTTGCGGGATACGCCTTTGTCAATCGCATGAACTACATGATTGCAACAGTACCCAATGATTTCTCTTCACTTCAATGTGATTTGGGGGAGACAGTCGAGATAGTCGAGGATTATGATGAGCTATCACAAAGACCGAAGAACGAGTTAGCTATCAGCCCCAATCAAATAGAGGGATACCCGAGGCTTAATAGCTACCTCCACTATAAAAATTACGACCTATGGATAGACAACCATCTTGTCAAAGTGGAGATATTTGCCGAGCAGAACATAGATGACTATGTATGGTTCAGTCTAGCGATTGACGGAGAGGTCATGGAGACATCCGAGTACAAGGATTGGAATCCTGAAGAAGAGGACGAGAAAGGGGAGTTCGACTTTGAAAAGTTAGTCAAGACCGAACTCATGGGTAACCGATACTTGGGCAGAGATATTATTGCCGATACATTTATGAAAACAAGGAAGTGGGAGAGGCATTTGCCAAGTGAATTAATAGAAGATTATATAACCGAGGGGAAAGAATAATGAGCGAAGAGACAGAAATCAGACCATACAAATGGTCATGTTGGGACTTTCAGATATTCATGAGAGAACAAGAAGACGACTACGGCAACTTAACAAAGGAGTTCGCATTCATTACTACCGAACACAAGTGGGTCACATTAGCCATCGACGGGGACTATGCCCTAGTCCCTCTCGAACAACACAAACTACTCGCCCCACTGTTTGAGGGGATTCAGGAAGTAACGACAGGGTCGACAGGAATTATGTATGTCATTGACGGACTGTGCGGAGTTGATTGGGCAGACGGAGGATACATTGACATGGAGTTTCCCGAGCAACACGTGAAGACCGAGTACGCCACGAGGCAGAAACTAAACAACAACCATGAACTGTGTGAGGCAGAGATATTATGGGACATGGGGTTCAGGGAGTATGAGGACAAGATGAACAACTCATCGGACATCACGCGAACAGTAATCTGTTTCCAACAACGCAAACTAGGAGAGTGAGCATGATAAATACAGTGAGCGACTTAAAGAAAGTATTGAGTAAATTTAAAGACGACACCCCGATAACTGTGTGGAATGAGGCAAAGGATTATCCTGGCTACAAGATGGGACGGATTAACTTTGCTGAACATATTTACGCGGGTTTGAGTGACGATGAGATTAAAAACCAAAAGCTACATATAGATATTTTATAAGGAGAACGACAATGGAAATGAAATGCGACAGATGTAATGACTCAACCAAGTATAAAGGGGACTACCTGTTTAATGATGGGAAGTTCTTTGGGGACAACGGGGATAGAACCCTGTTCAAAGAAGACGAAGTAGTCTGCATAACATGTATAGAAAAAGGAGAACGACAATGGAAACAAAAGTAGCAAAGAAGTACAGGATATACAGATTCATTAATGACATATCGATAAACGGCAAAGAGTTTATTTGTGAAGATGATGGCTCGATCAAATTGTTTGATAGTGAAGACCACGCAAAGGCATTCATTAAAGAGAACGACCCGTCAATCGATGTGGAGGCTGACGACCTACTACATGAATATGGACTAGACATTGAGGAGGACGACGATGGAATTTGATACTGATTTACTAGATGAGTACTGCCAAAATACATTCGGTCATAGCAATTGGGAGTTTATTGAAACCAAGCCTGACCATGTAATTGTGAAGTTTAACAAAGAACCTTTAGAGGATGATGACATGAGCGAATTTGAGAGAGGAGAATGACAATGAAACAAAATAAAGACGGGTCAATTTCAGTAACATGGAACATAGAAGACGTTCAATCATTAGAACCAAAAGTAACAGATGAACAAGCTATGGAAGTTTTAGAGTTAGCTCTTGATAATCATGACGCTAATGTAGGAATCAATTGGGGAGTCCTAGAATTTTGGATATCCCAAGTTTACAAGGAGAATGACAATGACTAAAAGTTGGTATACGAATAATTGGGACGGAACAGGGCATGTATTTAACAAAGCCCTAGACGAAGTAGAAGTTCAGATAGATATTTTGTATGATGTTGACCATGATGACGGGGGAAGTTTCCCCAACATTTATCCAATAGCTACCTATGAAGATGACGATGGATATGAGCAAGACTATGAGTTATCGGACAAAGAAGTCGACAAATTTTATGAGGAGGTCTACGAGGCTATGCGTGAAGAACCTATCTATGATGAATACGGAGGTGCGTTATGAAAATAGATATTACAGATGACCAAAGATTTGACAGAGAATGTGATTTTATGCAAGACAAGGGGTTTACTTTATACGATGAAGATAGAGATACGTGTTGGATACCCCCTCACAATTTTACAAAGAAAGAGCAAGAGGTTATAGAGCAAGAGGTAAAAGAAATTGCGTGGTACCCGTACCCGATTGCATGGGACTTAATTAAAAAGGAGATAGTGTTATGACAGTAGAACAAATAAAGCAATGGCTAGTAAATGAAATACAACACAACGACCCTGTTGTGAACGGAACAGAAGAGATGAGCGATGGCACATACGACATTCATGTAGGGCGAATGGAGTGTGCTGAAAGTCTCTTAAAACAAATAGAGGAGAGTGAACATGAGTAAACTAAAACTAAAGCCGTATCGCGTGTACATCACGCAGTACGTAAGACCGATAGATGTTATGGCGGTAAGTACAACTCAAGCAAAAAGAATTGCGACCGAAGACCATACATGGGAAGTGGTAGACGCTGAAGTTAGAGCAGAGTTTCAAGAGGTGACAGAACAAGAGGTTATAGATGAAGAAGACTATCAGTACAGGGGGAACAAGCAATGTACCATGTGCAAATGAAAAAATCTTTCGATCGAGGCGGAGACAAGTGGATGTCAGCCTGGGAGGGGGCAGAATACAACACCCAAGAAGAGGCGTTCGACATGTTAGATGAATACCTAGAAGAGGCAAAGGAAGATGGGCTTGAATATAACCGAGACCATTATCGAGTTAAATATATAGAGGGCATAGTCATAGACTTTAGCCCCGAGGGAGAAGAGTAATGCCTAAAGAAAAGATTGATTATGTAGAGCAAGACATTTATGACTACTTTGGGGCAGACCAAAATATTTGGAAAGCCGAACGACATGAACTACTGGGAATCATTGGGGGCATGAGTGGCATACTAGAACTCATATGGCACAACCAAGTGACACCCGAGCGTTCATTCAAAGACTTCAAGGAATGGCTGAAAGAAACAAAAGAACTTGACATGATACAAGTTGTGGACAATACTAATACTCCAATAAAAATCGGAGAGAGTTAATGGCACACCATATTTTTCTCGAAGTTCGTAGATTACTCATGGACTTCGTTGCCTTACTAGATAAACATAGCATAGGTAATGAAGAGCGAGAGGAGGCTAATCGAATTATCGAAGGGCTAACAATAATAATGAAAGACGAGAAGTTTGTAGAGCATCTTGAAACCGAAATAAAGCAACACGAACATCAACAAATATCAGAGGACATTGCAGACGAGATTTTATCTCATGGATGTCCGAATGGTAATTGTGATGTGTAACAGAGAGAGCAGTATTTTATTTTAATTAAATGGAGAGAGTGAATGAACCAAGTAACAAAGAAAAACGCAATAGCATTAGCAGTTATCGTAGCAGTGGGTGGACTTATTTATGTGTCTGGTGAAGACATACCCGCACCCGCGTCAACACCCGCGGTAGTCACAGTTGAAACTATCTCAGAATCAGAGGCTAAAGCACTGGCATCAAAGGATGCCGGTATTGACCTTATAAATCTTGGAGAAGAAACAGTTCTTCCGGAAATCGCGGGATACGACAACCCAACAGTTGATGACCTACCCCCACTTACATTGGATGGTTCACACCTACCCGACATAGTGGGCTATGAGTCGCCATCAGCTGATGAACTTCCGCCACTAGAATCATAGTGGCAACACCCGAAAAGAAAGTAAAACAAAAAGTATGTGCCAAGCTTAAAGAACTTGGTGCGTACTACTTTTATGCCTCAACGGGAGGATATGGGGCAAGTGGTGTACCTGACATCGTCGCATGTTACAAAGGTAAGTTTATCGGGATCGAGTGTAAAGCCAATGGCAACAAAGCAACGGCCTTACAACAGAAACACTTACGCGAGATAAGTATGCAACAAGGAGTCTCACTAATTATTGACGAGACGAATATTGAGATGTTAGAGTATTACGTTAAAGGTAAACGAGTGATGAGTTTGGAGAGTAAAACATGAGAGCAGACCTAAAAGATGATGTTGTGAACCACCCAACACATTACACTATAACCAAGTTTGAAGTGATAGAAGTGTTAGAGGAGTTTTTCCCTGACGACCCATTACTTTGGCAGTGTGGTAAGTATTTATTAAGATGTAAACACAAAGGCAACCAAGCCCAAGACTTAAAAAAAATGGTGTGGTATGCTAATAGACAAATCAAAAAATTAGAGAAAGGAAATAAATGACTGTGAAACGTAGACATTATTCAGATGAAAAAGAACAAGAGTTTTTAACAAGAGCGATAGCATATATGGAGAAAAACCCAAAGACAACTAGGGGTAAAATTGCTTTATACGCGGGGGTGGGGGTTAGTGTGTTAGAACGATTTGAGAAAGAGGGTAGACTAACACTGCCTCCGAAGTTGACTACAAAACAGGCTAGGGCTACAAGCCCGTGGGCAAAAGGTCACATGGTATGAGTGACGAGATAGACGTAGCCAATAACGAAGCACAGAAACAATTAGAGGCGACTCTAAAAAGTGTTGACACGTCTGTTGAAGAAAACGGCACCGGCAAATGCATGTGGTGTGAAAAAGAAGTAAAAGATAAAAGAAGATGGTGTTCAGTTGAATGCCGGGACGAGCATACATTTTATGCTAACAAACTATAAGGAGAACGACATGACTGTGTGGCCTCAAGAACATAAAGATCCTGATGAAGATGAGAAAGATGTACACTCTCTATCAGAAAGGGATTACAAAGTATTAGAGTATTTTGTTAATACTGTAGTGATTGTGACGGCGAGTTACGCGCTTTATCTGTTGCTGACATAATGACTATAATTAAAGAAGATAACAGAATTGGCCCCGCAGTGTGTTGTAAGTGTGGCGATGACGCAAAGATTAACCACGGGGGCAAGTGGTATTGCTCAATAGAATCAGACATGGGCGTGATGAATCTAAAAGGGTTTTGTATAAAAAAACGAAAGGGAAAACTTGAATCTAATAACGATTGACTTTGAAACATTTTACGATGTGGGATTTAGTCTATCTCGAATGACAACAGAAGAGTACATCAATGATGAGCGGTTTCAAGTCATTGGTGTAGCAATAAAAATAGATGACGGAAAAACAGAATGGTATGCCGGAGAAGAGGTAGTAGCAAAAGCCATAGCCGACATCGCGTGGGCTGATGCAATGTTATTGTGTCACAACACTTTGTTTGATGGCGCTATTCTTAAATGGAAGTTTGGTGCAGAGCCGATGAAATACCTAGACACCTTGTGTATGGCAAGATCAATACATGGAGTAGATGCCGGGGGTTCACTTAAAGCTTTGGCTGAACGTTACAAACTGGGAGAAAAAGGTACAGAAGTCTTGGATGCTAAAGGTAAACGCATAGAAGACTTTCGCGACCATGAGCTACGTCAATACGGGGTGTACTGTAAGAACGACGTAAAGCTCACTTACGATTTATTCAAAGAGCTCGCTATTAGTTATGCTCCGAATGAACTTAGGCTCATTGATATCACGTTACGCATGTACATCTTACCCGAGTTAAAGTTAGACACAGATTTACTTGTGGATAGATTGAAAGATGTCAAGAGTGAAAAGCTTAATCTACTACAAACACTTGCGGACAAACTTGAATGTGAAGTAGAAGAAGTGCGTAAAAGATTAGCAAGTAATAAACAGTTTGCTAACGTGTTGGAACAGCTAAATGTACCAGTACCAATGAAGACAAGCCCAACAACAGGGAAAGAAACTTATGCATTGGCCAAGGGCGACCAAGGGTTTTTAGCTTTATGTGAACACCCCAATGCTTTTGTACAAGAGCTATGTGCAGTAAGACTCGGCACCAAATCTACGATTGAAGAAACTCGTATAGAGCGGTTCATTGGTATAGCTCAACGCAACCACAATCAACTCCCTATACCCTTAAAATATTATGGCGCACATACAGG